ATTTTTGCTTTCACGTCCCAACACGGGACGCGTAGGTAAGATATTTAATCTTGCCCGCGAAAAATTAGCAGAGATGATGGGCCAAGTTCCTTCTCTAAAGCAACTTCAGCTTAGGTATGGGCCAGGGGCCAACACTCAAGTGAAAATGGCGCAAGCTTCCTTGTCAGGGAAGCTTTCGGCCAAACTAGCTTGTAGCGAAGATATGTTACCGTTTGTGGGTGAGTTCCTAGCGGAGCTTCCCCTTCTCAGCACACATTGGCACCAGCGTTGGGCTGATGATGTGACACGTGAGGTAGGAAAACCTTGCTTCCCTCTATACGAGCCTGATCCGGAGTTTGTTCGGATTACGGTAACGGTTGGGGTTGACGACGGGAAACTAGTCTTCGTCCTGAAGAATGCCAAGACTCACCGACCTATTATAGCAGAGCCACCCTTGAATGGGATGTTTCAGCTAGGGGTTGGAAGCCATCTAAAGGATGGTTTGGCGTCCTTAGGCCTAGATCTCAGGGACCAAGAGAGGAATCGTAAGCTTGCCCGTGAGGGCTCAATAGACGGTAGTCTTGCGACTATCGACCTATCTAGTGCCAGCGATACTCTTTCCTGGGAGTTTGTGGCTTTTATGTTACCGCCTGAGTGGTTCGACTTAATGTCGAAGCTTAGGACGGGAACCTTCACTTATAGCGGTACCTCATATCGGTTGGAGAAATTCAGCAGTATGGGGAACGGGTTCACATTTGAACTAGAGAGCGCGATTTTTTACGCTCTTGCGTTTGCGTGTGTATCTGCCGTTGGTGGTGATGTAAGTCGCATCGGAGTCTTTGGGGATGACATCATTGTCCCCACGGATGCTGTGGACACTCTCTTCGAGGTATTCGATCGGTCGGGTTTCTGGGTTAATCCCCAGAAATCCTTTTGGACCGGACCTTTCAGAGAGTCCTGCGGTGCCGATTGGCTTGCTGGAAACGACGTTCGTCCATTCTTTGTCAGAGATGTGATCTCCGACAAAACTCTCTACAACTTCCACAACTGGGCTATGCGGCGAGGCGAGCGTGAGCTTGCCAAACTTTGCGTAGACTGGACGTGGGAGCACAACCGTTTATTTGGTCCCGATGGGTACGGGGATGGTCACCTTCTTGGTAGCCATTCTTTGTATTCTCGTCGTTCTGATCGAAGACGCGGTTGGTGTGGAG